CACGGAGGTGACGACCGTCAACGCCGCCGTGAATATGAACAAGCTCCTGCAGATCGCGGCGGGGGCCGTGTACACGGACGAAGGCGACACGGTGGAGTTCGATATATCCGGAAGGTACAACGTGCTGCGGGAGACGATAGACGAGAGCAGCCACAAGGTACTCGTGTTCGTGCCCTTCACCAGCACGATACGTATGCTGCGGGAGCGGTTGGAGGCCGACGATATAACCTGCGAGGTAATTGCGGGTTCTGTACCAGTTCCCAAGCGCAACGAGGCGATCCGGGCGTTCCAGACCAAGAAGGATCCCCGGGTTATGATTATCCAGCCGCAGGCAGCGGCGCATGGAGTTACGCTAACCGCGGCCAATACCGTCGTGTGGTGGTCGCCCACCCCGTCGCTGGAGATATTCGCGCAGGCCAACGCACGCGTGCACCGGTCCGGCCAAACGAATAAGTGTACCGTGGTGCAGCTACATAGCGCGCCGGTGGAGCACCGGATATACAAGCTGCTGCAAGACCGCGTGGACGTGCATTCTAAAATGGTGGCGCTATACGAAGATCTACTTGACTAGCTGTAATCGGCCGTATATGACCGAATACTACACTATTTAACCCTAGTATGGAGGACGTCATGGGAAAAGAGGACGGCGACCTGTCTCTGGACCGGCTGACCGAAGTGTACATCAAGATCCGGGACGCCCGGGCCGAACTGAAGCGCAAGTTCGACGCGGAAGACGCGGAGCTTCGGGAGACGCAGGACGGCATCAGCAGGAAGCTGCTGGACTACTGTTCCGAGACCGGCGTGGAGAGCGCCCGCACCGAGCACGGCACGTTTTTCCGGAAGATGCGTACCCGCTACTGGGCCACCGACTGGGGCGCAGTGCACGCGTTCATCATGGAGAAGGGCATGCCCGAGCTTCTGGAGAAGCGGATCAGCCAAGGAACCATTGCACAACTCGTGAACGAGGAGGGCATCGAGGTACCCGGCGTGAATGTCGACAACGAGTACGTGATAACCGTAAGGAGGAAGTAATGGCCAACTACGTGTCGATACAGGGGTTGGCGGACCACTTTAAGGTCCACAAGAGTACGGCGTGGGTATGGGTCCACGCCGGGGTAATCCCGGAAGATACCTACATCAAGGTGCACAACACATATCGGTTCGATCTGGACCGCATTGATGCAGCCATGCTTCCGCAACACGAAGGTAAGGAGACGAAAGATGAATGACCTCGTAGAGCTGCAGCCCGCCGCGCTCACTACGCAGAGCCGCGCGTATCAGCGCGCGATGGAGGAGCAGAAGGCGCTTGCCGGCAGCGGGGACCGGCGCCGCATCAGTATCCGGGGCGGCCGCTTCCGTCTTATGATCGGCGGAGAACAGGTGGGGAAAGCCAAGTCGGGTCCGCTCAACGTCATCATCGTGCGGAACTCGCCGGTAGGGCGGACGTACTACGATGCCGTGTACGACCCGGACGATCCCCAGCCGCCGAAATGCTGGTCCGCCGACGGGAAGGCCCCGTCCCCCGACGTGAGCAAGGACGACCGTATGTCGGCCACGTGCGCCACGTGCAAGATGAACGTGAAGGGGTCCGGCACCGGGCAGTCCCGGGCGTGTCGTTTCTCGGTCCGTCTGGCTATCATGCTGGAGGGGGATGACGAGAACACCATCTACCGCATGCAGATCCCGGCCACATCGTTCTTCGGGAAGCGGGTGGGCAGCGATATGGGCCTGCAGGCGTACAGCACGTACCTTACAGAGCACAAGAACCTGCTGTGTAGTGTGCTGACGCAGCTGCGGTTTGACGAGGACAGTGAGACACCGAAGCTGTTCTTCCGCCCGGTCCGCAACCTGACTGAAGCCGAGGCCGCCGCCGTGGACGAGGTATGGGACTCCGAGGAGGTCGAGGAGGCCGTTACGTTGACGACGTACCAAGCAGACGTCCATGAGGCCCCCGAGGACGACACCCCGCCGCCCCCGAAGAAGCCCGCCAAGAAGGTAGTGGAAGAGGACGACGAGGGCGACGAGGACGACGAGGACGACACCCCACCGCCCCCGAAGAAGCCCGCCAAGAAGGTAGTGGAAGAGGACGACGAGGACGACGAGGACGACGAGGACGACGTCCCGCCGCCCAAGAAGACCGCGAAGAAGTCTGCCAAGAAAGCCGCAGAGAGCGGGTCGGATGACGACCTGCTGGCCAAGATAAGCGGCTGGTAAGCTCCGGGGCTGCGCGTACGCGCGCAGCCCTCCACACCACAAGAGAGCGGGTATTATGGACGCACGGACCTTTTTGCGCCGCGTCGTCGGCACGGACGGCAGTTACTGTTTGTTTGCACTGCGTAGGGGAGAGACGGAGGCGGATACCAAGAAGACGCAGCGGTTTTTTACGGACGTGGACGATCTGGTCCGGGACGCCGAGGCGTTGGACAACAAAGGCTGGGACACATACTTTAGCCTCGCCACGTTCCACGACGACAGCAGCCGGTTTGCGGCGAACGCGAAGCAGATGCGCGCGGTCTACTTGGATCTGGACTGCGGACCGGACAAAGCCGACCCTCCCGGCGGGGGTCGCCCCAAGGGATACGTGGATCAGCCCACGGCGCTAAAGGCGCTGCGCAGCTTTTGTCGTGGATACGCCCTGCCCGAGCCACTGGTCGTAAATAGCGGCTATGGGGTACACGTATACTGGGCGCTGGACGCCCCGGTCAGCGTGGATGAGTGGAAGCCGGTGGCCGAAGCGATGAAGGCCGCTTGCGCCGCTAGGGGTCTGCTGGCCGATCCGGCGGTCACCGCAGACGCCGCCCGTATTCTCCGCATACCGGGCACACACAACTACAAAGCGGAGGACCCCGTAAAGGTCACCGTCTGGGCCGGGGCCGAGGCCCCGCAGCCCACCAGCCTCGCCGTGTTAGCAGACCTGCTGGGCGTAGACGAGGAAGTACAGCTAGCTCCGATGACCGGCACCAGCCGGGCACGTGACGCCATGAGCGCCCTGCAGGAGAAGTTGTCCAACAACATGACCAGCCGGTTCCGTAGCATTATGGAGCGCACGGCCGAGGGCACCGGGTGCGAACAGCTGGGGGACATGGTACGGAACCCGGAGAGTGTAGACGAGCCTACGTGGCGGGCGGGGCTGTCTATTGCGGCGCACTGCGTGGACGCCGACCGCGCCATACAGTTCATATCCGAGGGTCACCCCGACTACGACCCGGACGAAGCGCGCAGGAAGGCCCGCGCGACCAAGGGTCCGTACACGTGCGCGAAGTTCGACGACCTAGTGCCCAATGTATGTACAAATTGTCCACACTGGGGGAAGATCAAGTCGCCCATCGTGCTGGGGCGGGAACTTGACGCGGCGCCGGAGGAGACGGTTACCGTAGAGGTGCGCGACCGCGACACGGGGATCCTGAAGGAATACGACGTACCGAAACTCCCCAAGCCCTACGTGCGCGGGTCGAGTGGCGGTATATACAAGCTGACCGAGGACGAGGACGGCAATCCGGACCACGTGCTGATATACGCGCATGACCTATATGTGATCCGCCGCGCGTTCGACGCGCTGGAGGGCAAGGAGTCCGTCCTACTTCGCCTGCACCTGCCGAAAGACGGCGTGCGGGAGTTCTCCATACCCCTGCACGTGGTACACTCACGACAAGAGTTGGCGACAGCGTTGGCTTCACAGGGGGTAACCGCGCGCGGCGAAAAGCAGTGGGCAGCTATAGGGTACTACATAATGGACTGGATTGAGGAGCTTCAGATGACCACGGCGGCGAGCACGGCCCGGCGGCAGTTCGGGTGGACTGAAGGCATGGAGACGTTCCTGTTGGGGGACAGGGAGTACGCGGTAGGCGCAGTGCGTAGCAACACGCCGACCCCGCTGACGCAGCAATACATCCCGGCGTTCAAGCCGAAGGGGTCGCTGGAGGAGTGGAAAGAGTTGGTCCGGGTCTACGACCAGCCGGGTATGGAGGTCTACCAGCTCGTTATGTGCGCCAGCTTTGGCTCCCCGCTTATGGCGTTCCTGCCGGACAGCGGCCTGTTGATCCACCTGAATAGTCATACGGGCTATGGCAAGACTACCCTGCAGCTTGCGGCCCTGTCGGTGTGGGGTTCGCCCGAGTTGCTGAACCTCGCCCATAAGGACACTAATAACTCCACCCTGCTCCGCGTCGAGGCAATGAAGAACCTCCCCGTCACACTGGACGAAATGGGGAACATCACGCCGGCAGAGGTTAGCGACCTAGCGTACGCCATTACGCAGGGGCGCCAGAAGAACCGCATGGCGGGGGGCGCGAATATCGAGCGGGTGCGGGGCGACCCGTGGGCGCTCATCGCCATATCGTCAGCCAACGCCAGCCTATACGACAAGCTGGACGCGCTCAAAGCCGACAACAAGGCTGAGAAGAGCCGGATACTGGAGATCCACATGGCGACCCACACGCGCGCGGGGGAGAAAGCCGATATGGCCGTGTTCGAGCGGAAGATAAAGCGCGAGTGCTACGGCTTCGCCGGGGACGTCTTCATCAAGTACGTCGTGAACAACCGCGACCGGGTGCTGGAGCTTATTCTTGGCCTGCAGCTACGGCTCGATGAAGCGGCGGGCGTCAAGGGGGAGGACCGGTTCCTGTCGTCCGGTCTGTCCTGCTCCCTCGCCGCGGGGCTGCTTGCCCAAAAGCTGGGGCTTCTGGACTACGACATGAAGCACCTGTTCGACTACACCGTAGCACTACTGGACAAGCGTAGGGACGAACTGAGCGCCGCCGCGCTACCGGCGCCGGACCTTCTGGCGGCGTATCTGGCGGAGAACACAGACCGTATATTGCGTATTGACAGCGCCCGCCGGGGTGGCGGGTCCTCCGAGTTGGTCGTGCCAGACGCCATTGCACGTGGGGCGCTGGTCGCGCGGTACGAGCCGGACAAGAAGCAGTTGTGCCTCCTGCCCAAGCCGTTCCGCACGTGGTGCACGAAGCAGCAGTTGAGCTACGACGCGCTCCTCTCCGAGCTGGAGGATACGTACGAGGTCCAACGCAACGTCAAGCGATACCTGACCAAGGGCACGGCGATGGAGCCGCTAAACGCCAAGGTCACGGTCATCAACATGGACCTGCCTGAAGAAGCGGGGCGCGCTGCGCCTGCCATGGAGTTTGTCTCTGACGACGCCCAGTGACCCATACGCACGGTACCGCAAACGTGCGGAGCGTGAATTGGCGAACGGCATATGGATTGGCGACCTGCGGGTCGCCATCCACTGGAACCGCTGGGATATCGGTATGTCCGTATTCATACCCTGCACGGATGTAAGTGCGCTGCGCCCGCAGATACGGAAGCGTGCGCGTGCCCACGGGTACAAACTCGTGGACAAGGAAGAGCTAGCGGGCGGGCTTATCGGCTTGCGGTTCTGGCGGGTCGAGTAGCCACCCTACCCCGCCGCTATCCACTCCCAGAAGGACGAGGAACTCTCACTCTGCGGCGCGGCCGCCTCAAGGCGACGACGCAATTTCGGATCTATCCGGACGCCGTCGACCATCTCTCCGGTGGTGCGCTGGAACGTATCCCACGACTGTCTTTCTGTCCGCCGGGTGATCCGCTTTTCGGGGTATTCGGCGTTGTACTCGCGGATAGCCTCGCGCGCTGCGCGCATGCCTGCCCGGTCCTTGGAACGCCGCGCCACGTTCAGCTTACGCAGTAGCTGTGTCCGCTTACTGTTTATGGCCTCT